CGCTGTAACACCGTATTATTACTTTAAATTTCTATTGCGTAACGGAGGCCATGTCGTTGAAAAAAGCACCTAAACCAGACCAGTCGTTAATTAGGCTACAAAGAGAACAGCTTGAAAGAGCTAACAAAAGCGCGGCGGAAGCAAAGGCACGTGAGGACGAAGCAGATGCGGCAACGGCAGACTTAAAATCGCGTCAAAGGCTTGGGCGCAAGTCATTACTTGGTACAGATGGCGAAGAGTTGGGTGTTATGTAGTGAATAAAGATACCTTTCTTAAAAAATTCAAGACAGCAGAAAAGAACAAGCAGGTAAATTGGGAATCTCTTTATCGTGAGGCTATGGAATTATTTTGTCCACAACGTGAGAACTTTTACAACAATATTTCTGGTGAGAAAAAAGGTCGCCGAGTCTATACGGCGCACCCATACATCGCGCTAGATAAAGCTTCAAATAATATGCACGCCACACTAACACCACACATGAAGAAGTGGGTGAATCTAAAGGCTGGACGAAACATACCAGAAGAAGAAAAAGAAAAAGCACAAGAGTCACTACAGGAAATAACACAGACATTTTTTGATCATGTGTTCGCTAGTAATTTTGATTTAGCAGTGAGTGAGTTTTACAAAGATATAACAATTGGTACTGGTGCTATGTTGGTTACAGGCACAGCGAAAGAGCCGTTGATGTTTACGTGCGTGCCGTTGAATGAATTATATATTATAACAGGTGCGCTTGGTACGGTTGATACTGTATTTAGAAAATATAAAATTGCGTGTGGTGTTATTAAAGATACATGGGATGATGCGACTATACCTGATGATTTAAAAGCACTGATTGCTGATAACCCTGATAAAGAAATAGAGATTATAGAAGGGACTGTTCCTAAAAAATATATGTCCTATGACATTAAGCAGGAAAAAGAAGTTGAGGTCGAGGGTTTTGGATATTATGTTTGTTGTCAGAAATTTGATGGCTATATAGTCGAGCGCAACATGCCTGTTAATCCTTGGATTGTGGCGCGTTGGTCAGTTATGAGTGGTGAAATATGGGGTCGTGGCCCTGCGGTAATATCTCTACAGGATGCTAAAACATTAAATCAATTTATTAAATTACATATGCAGTCGATGGAGTTGACTGTTCACCCGATGTACACGATTGTTGATGATGGTGTTATTAACATCCAGAATATTCGTATCGGACCAGGTGTTATGATACCTGTATCGGCGAATGATGGAGCGTTTGGTGCTACTATTGCACCATTGCGTTCAGGTGGTAACTTTCAAGCGGGGCAGATGGAGATAAGCAGGCTTGAGTCTAGTATAAATGACCAGCTATACACAGAGCCATTAGGTGCTATTACCGCGCCTGTTAAGACGGCTACAGAGATATCTATTAGACAGCAAGAGTTATCTAAACGTATCGGTTCTGCGTTTGGTCGTTTGCAGTATGAGTTTATTAAGCCGCTGATTAATGCGTGCCTGTATCAGTTGGACAGATTACAGATTATAAACATGAACGATTTTAAGGTTGATGGTCACAACATATCTATTGAAGCTATTTCACCACTTGCACAGGGTCAGGCGCAGGATGAAATCAATAATGTTATTCGCTATGTCGAGTTTGCTATGGGTGCGTTTGGTCCAGAGGTGGCGTTGACTTTGATGAAGCCAGATGAGATTATGAATTTTATTGGCAATCACTTAAATATCCCTACAGATATAAAAATCAGTGAAGAAGAAAAGAAACAAGCGATGGAGGTGTTGCAGAACATGTCCATGCAACAGGAGGCGCAGGGTGGACAAGAAGTACAACAGCAATGATGAGATAGCTCTATTGTTCCAGCGGTTATTTTCTAGTGATGATGGGAAAGATGTTCTATCTGTTTTACAGCGCAGGTTTGCAGACCCATCATTGTTGCCGAACGCAACGATTGACGGTATTGCTATGGCGTTAATGACACAGCACCGCATAGGCGAACAGAACGTAGTTAAGTATATTGAAACTTTAATCAGGAAAGAGATTGGCAAATGAGCGAAGCAGTAGAAGAAGTAACAGAGGGTGAATTGGTTGACGGCGAAGGTAATACTGTGACCGTAGATGAGGCTGTCGAGGCCAAGGAAACCCAACAACCAGAGGGTGAAACAGAAGAACGCCCAGAATGGTTGCCAGAAAAATTTAAAACAGCGGATGATATGGCTAAGTCATATGCCGAATTAGAAAAGACATTACGTGAAAAAGGTAAGGTTGCCCCAGAAAGTTATGAAATGTCCGAGGATATCGGACTTGACCCAGAGGATGAAACATACAAACAGTTTTCAGAAATGGCTAAAACATCTAACTTGACCAATGAACAGCTTAATTCTGTTTTGGGTTTTGCGGTTGAGGCTGGGTTACTTGATGCACCCGTTTATGAAAATGAGATGAAGGAACTTGGAGCTGAGGGTGATAAGATTATCAGTAGTCTTAAAAACTTTGCGTCGAATAAATTATCAGAAGATGAGCAGGAAGTGTTTAATGGTATGATATTCACGGCCAAGCAAGCCAAGCTGTTAAATAAAGTTATTCTTGGCACTAACCCTACAGCCATACCTGCAAAGGCGGGTGAATCTGTAGATAACAGCACAGACACTATGCAACGTCAGTTAAGTGAGTTATTGAACAACCCTAAAATCCGTACAGACAATGATTTAAAGGTTCGTGCGACTGAATTAGCAGACGCTATTGCAAAGTCAAAAAAATAAGTATATAATACATTAAGCTAGGTGAATAACTCACAAGAGCCACGCAAGCTAACGTAGTCAGTAACGTCTAAAAACTGGCAGACCGTTAAGCCCTCACATGAGGAACAACTTATAAGGTCGATTGTAAAAATCAACTTTAACTTTTGTTTCTTAGGAGGAAACCAATGTCAATATTTATTAATAACTCGGCGACAACGCTATTTGATACCCAAGTCAAGAAAGTATATCAAGAAGGATATAGCTTACGTGGTTTGGTACGTGAAAAAACTGTAGATGGTGCTAAAGAAATCCAATTCCCTGTAATGGGTTCTGCGGTTGCTCGCACTAAAACCCAACAAACAGATGTTGTTCCTGCAAACGTAACGCACGCACCTGTTAAAGCAATCATGCAAGAATGGTATGCTTCGGACTACACAGACATTTTCAAAAACAAGCAAATTAATTTCGATGAAATCACAGAACTTGCAGACATTCTTAAAATGGGTTGTGGTCGCCGTATGGATAAAATCCTTGTGGATGCTATGGCCGCCGCAACAGGTACTGGTGAAGTTGGAATTGGTGTAGGTGGTGCTAACACAGACATGAACTTTGCTAAGTTTATTGAAACTATGGGTGCTTTGGATGATGCTGGCGTTCCTGAAGACGGTCGCACAATCATTATGAACCACCGCGCATACCGCTCACTATTGGCTGATGAGAAATTTACCTCATCCGATTACGGTCAGATGCGTTTCGATGGTACATCACAGGGTAACAAAAAAGGTTACTTAGGTTTCGATATTGTTACTATCAACGAACGTGTTGAGGCAGACGGACAACGCCTTGGATTGCCACTTGCGACTAACGATGTAACCTTGTTCGGCTTCCACCGTGACGCAATAGGTATGGGCTTTAACATGGATATCCGTTCAGAAACTAACTATATCCCTGAAAAATTAGCTTACCTATCAAGCGTTATGTTCTCTGCTGGTGCGACTGCTATTGACCCCAAAGGGATTGTAAAAGTAACTGTTCGTCAAACACAATAATTGAAAAGGAAAAATTAAAATGGCTTACGATGTATTAAACCTATCCAAAGTATCAGGACACGCTAACTACGCTCTTGGTGGATTTTGGGAATATAAAGAAGATGCTACAGTCGCGGCTATTTCCGCCTCTGGATACCTTAATGGTGCTAATAACGTGCTACAGCTTGGTGATGTCATTGTCGTTCGCGGCAGTAACGGAACGGCTTTGCGTCAAGTAACATCTGCAACAGGCGCGGCTACAGTAACAGTAGCGGCCTTGACTTCATAAGGATAAATTGAATGGCGACAACCGACATAAGTATTGTTAATACAGCGTTAATTATGGTTGGTGCGGATGATATTAATAGTTTTTCTGATGCTACCGCGGAAGCAAAACTTGCAAGTAGCGTTTACACAGACATAAAAAACTCTTTATTACAATACCACCCATGGCGGTTTTCAGTCAGACAAATAGATTTAGGCGGCGCAGTTGTAACCAGTCCATTAGCCAAGTGGAAAAAAAGTTACCAGTTGCCGCCTAATTTTTTAAGAATATTATCAGTATTAAACAACGCAGAGTATGAGATTTTTGAGGACAAGATATTTACCAATATCGAGCCTTGCATAATTGAATACCAGTTCAATGTTAGTGAGTCAAAAATGCCTAGCTACTTTATTCGGTGTTTAAATTTTCACCTGGCATCCGCTTTTTCTGTATCTTTATTAGATGACGCTGGAAAGATGAAGATGTTCGAGGACAGGGCTGATAAAGAAACAGCACGCGCAAGAAATATCGATTCACAACAACAACCAAACAGTAGAATACCAGAAACTAATTACACGTTGCTAAACATAAGGGGCTAGAATGTCCAAGACAACAATTCAGCAGGTAAGTTTTGCAAGCGGTGAAGTTACGCCTTTTATTTACGGTAGAATAGATAGAGATATTTATTTTAACGGCGGTCAAGCGTTACGTAACGTGCGTGTGTCACCCCTAGGCGGGGTTGTAAAGCGCGAGGGAACAAAGTACATAACAAACACAACAGGCGATTCAAAGGCACGCTTAATTGGCTTTCAATTTAATGTTGAGCAGACATATTTATTAGTTTTTACAGCTGGTGAATTCAAGGTTTATAAGGATGGCGTACTGCAAGCGACTATTACTTCATCCCCAATATCGACTTTAACACTATCTATTATTAAGGCGATGAATTTTACGCAATCTGCGGATACTCTTATTCTTGTTCACCCAGATATTCCACCAATACGAATAACACGAACATCTGATACAGCATGGACGGCTGGTAACATAAGCATATCAGGTATTCCAACCTATGACTTTGGTTCTGGAAATGAGGCTGTTTGGAGTTCGACAAGGGGGTGGCCTCGTTCGGTTACATTCTGGCAACAACGCCTATGGTTTGGTGGAAGCAAGTCAAGACCACAAACAATATGGGGTTCAAAAATATCTGGGTTCTTTGATTTTGCTTTAGGTTCATCATTGGACGCGGATGGAATTGAGGTTACGATTGACGATGATGAGGTAAACGCAGTTATTAATATATTTGCGGCACGCACATTGCAGATATTCACGACAGGCGGGGAGTTTTTTACGCCTATATCCTTAACGAGTGCATTAACACCAAAAACAATCAGAATTGAAAAATCTACAAGACATGGAACATCAACAGTAAGGCCTATAAATAATGACGGTGCGACTGTATTCGTGGATAGAAGCGGTGGAGTTGTACGTGAGTATGTATTTTTAGATGTTGAGCAGTCATATATTACGGAGGATATATCGTTTATATCGGCGCACCTTATAAAAAATCCAGTCACTTGCGCGATACAAAGGTCATCACCCCTTGCTGGGGAGTATTCCTATTTTGTTAATGATGATGGCACAATGGCAGTTCTTAGTCGAAGGAGGTCACAATCTTTTCTTGCGTGGACGTTATTTGAAACGGATGGTGAGTACGAGGATATAGCTATTATTGATGATGAAGTTTATGTGCTAGTTAAGCGTATTGTTGATGGTGATACTGTACGGTTTATAGAAAAGTTTGACCCCGAATACTACACAGATGCAGGGACAATTATTACAGTAGGAACACCAGCAACAGCATGGACTGGAATTAATTATCTTGAGGGTAAGGCCGTTAATGTACGGTCACAAATTGGGTATCCGTTATTGGTAAACTCTGTTAGTTCTGGTGGGATTACAACAGAGTCACTACAGACCAGCATAGAAGTTGGTTTACAATTCACAGTAAAAGTTCGTACTTTACCCCCAGAAGTTCAGGGAAAAAATGTAATGATTGGTGAGAAGCGAAGAATATTATCCGTGAATTTTAATCTTAATAACACTAATGGATTTAATGTATCGACAGAAAATAATAATTATCGTGTTTCTTTAAATACGATAGGTAATGTAGCATTAAATCAGCCACTAGATAAATATACAGGATGGAAAAGAATGTATTGTAGAGGAATAAGCAGACAGCCATATATTGAGGTAACACAAAGTGCGCCACTTGACTTGCATATATTGTCACTGGCTATGGAGGTGACTTTATAATGGATCCAGCAACAGCATTATTGGTAGGTAAAGCCGCAACCGCCGCAACAGGAACAGCCGCCGCGACAACAGCAACCGCTGGGATTATGGGTGCTGGTGGTGCGCTTACATTGGGTGGAGTTATGGCTACGCTCGGAACAGGTATGTCATTGTTTTCTGGCATACAAGCACTTAATGCAGGTAATGTTGAATCAGGTCAATACCAACAACAAGCGCAGATGGAAGCGTTAAGGGCGCAGCAGGACGAGTCAAACAGGAAGGTTAAATTAAACGAGATATTAAACAACCAAATGGCTAGCTTTGCAGGTCGTGGTGTTCAGCTTGGTAGTGGTACTGATTTATCCATTGCGACATTTAGCGAGGAAGAAGCACAACGTGAGAGCAATAACGCGCAATTAGATTCAACAACCAGCAGGGTACAAATGTTACAAAGAGGTGAGCAAGCGAGGAAGTCTGGACAGGCTGGTTTTGTTAGTGGTGTAGCTAATGCGGCAACAAAAGGTTATAATCAATACACACGCACACAAGAGAGAAAGCTAACTGATTAATGGTACAGGCAATCCCAACATTCACTTCCACTTCGGTCACGCAAACACCTAGCATGGGTGTTGTGGCGCAGTCTGGTACTCGCGCAATGGGTGAGGCGTTTGGACGTGTTGGTAACTTTTTCGATACAGTGGCAGAGTATAGTAACGATAAACTTGACCAAAAAATGAAACGTGAAATGACAATAGCTGGACAAGAAATGGCTATGTCAAAAGGTTTCGACCCGAACGAATTAAATGAAGACCCATTTACAACTGCTGATATGGTTTTAAGGGAATCTGCGTTAAATACGTACGCAATCACACTTGAGAGTGATATAGAGCGTTCTATAAACAGAGCGCACGTTGAAAATTTACGCAATCCGAATGGATTTAAAGCACAAACAGATGGTTATATTTCAAAAACTGTAGGTGAAGTTCCAACGGAATTAAAAAACGGCGTATCAAAAATGGCCTTGGGGATGGCGAATAGTAAATTCGCCTCAATTAAAATGGAAACCGCAAGGCGTTCTATTGCAGAGGCAGAGGCTAGCGAAAAAATATTCTTAGAGAGAACAGGTGATAAGATTGTTCTTGCTGAAACACCAGAAGAGCGCGCGATATTAATGAATAAAGTCGATGGTATGTTGGCAAATAGCACAGCATATATGACACAGGGAGGTCGTGACGCGGCAAGGGCGCAGTTAATTGACCGTGTTTATACCGATGATGCTTTCAAAAAAGTGATGGAAGGCCAATTAACACCTTTAGAGGCAAAAATTAAGCTGGAGGGTAATGGTGTTCTTGTTGACCAAACGACCATGAGCCAATTTTATAGTTCGTCTATGCAAAAGATAAATTTTGAAGAGGCACAGATTGAACGCTCTGAAAAAGCACGCTCTGATGTAGTTAAGAAAATAAGCAACCAATATTTAATTGATATGTATGATGCTAAACAAGGTGGTGCGGATTCCATGACGTTCGATATTATTATGGAATCATCTCTTGATGCTATGCGTCAAAACGGTGCTGAATATACTGAAATTATGAAGCATAAAAAAATTATGACGGATACGATTTATGGTGACGGAACAGATAACCCGCAAGCTATTATGATTTTAGATGAAATGGCTTTTAATGCTGACCCCGATGGAATTGATAAAGTTGATGAAATGTTTATAAGCGGTATGATTGGCGGAGGCACTAGACAGAAATATATTGAGGACTTTACTAAGGCAACAAGTGACATAATCACTAACCCAATTATTAAAGGCTATAAAAACGAATATATTAACAAGTTTGCGCCTTTCGGTAATTTAAGGGCGGAGGATGCACAGCTGTATGCTATGTCTGGAACTGGACCATCACAAAATCAAATCGCACAAGATAAGATGAAGGTGCAAGAATTAGAAAATAGAATTATAACTTTGAACCAAGAGGGTAAAAACGCGGGTGAAATTGCGTCCATTCTAAGAGGGGAAACATCATCCGCCGATCCTATACCTAACAGCGCAAGGGCAAATATAGCCATGGGTAAGGATAACTTTACGGAAGTTAATTCTATACTTTCTAGCAATCAATTTAATTTAAGGGTTGTTCAACACTTGAATGGTAAGGATACGCTAGTGCAACGCACCATAGACGATGGGCCTTGGACTCAAGATAACTGGCAAAATAGGTTGTCTATGATGATTAAGGAACAACAAAAAGCGCAACAATCAGGTATTAAAACACCCTATTCTGATGAAACTTTGAAAGATATATTTAATGGATTTAACACAAAATAAAGATTTTTCTGATTTCCAGAATCAGGTTGTGACTGATAATCAAGAAGAACTTGATGCCTTTTCCGCGTCACGTAAAAAATCATACTTCACAAAGGCGTATGATTTCACAGGCAGTGCCGTTTCTGGAACTGGCAAGGGCGCAGTTAATGCCGCCACAGATATTTTTGATTCACTTACTGATGTTGGTTTTATGGTTGGTATCAAAGGGGCTGATAAAATGGTTGGTTATTTTGATAGGGAAATTGATGAAACACAGGTTCTTGAGGATATGCAGGGATTTAGAGATGGCATGACAAGCTATATTCGAAGCGAAGAAAGCGATGATAAGGTCGCTAACTTTTTTATGAACACAACAGAGAGTGTTGGTAAATTTGCTTATTTCTATAAAAAACTTGCGACAACAGGCATGAGTAAAATTGCCGCCGTTGGTGGCGCGGGTGTGCTTGAGGGCGCGACCAATAACCCAGAGCGTGATATGATGATTATGGATAAAACATTGCGTGGTGGGATTAACATGGTATCACCCAAACTTGCGAATGACTTTGATAAGGCACTCGATATGAGTACCGACCCCAACATGGCAAAACAACTAACAAGACGCATTATGTCAGGTCTTGAAATGGGTGTATTGTCTGTTGCTGGCGAGAAGGTTGCAGGTAAGGTTGGTGAGGGTATTGAGGTAGGTGTTGAAACGGCAAAAAAACATATACCTGATAGTGTTAAAAAACCAATGCTTGATGCGTATGGTAAGGTTCTTGAACGCTCGGTTGCTGTAAAGCGTTGGATGCAAGGTGGACAAAAAGGTTCACTTGATGATGCTATTCGTACTTTTTTGGAAGGCACACCAGATATAACTTATAATAACACAAAGTTTAACCCTGAATTATCGGCCAGGGAAAACATTAAGAACACCATGACGGTTAGTTTTGACCCGACTATGAATATTAAGGACGCAGACCAATACACACGTATGGTCACAGACTATGAGAAGAAACTTGAGGAAGTAGCCCCTCAACTTTATAACGATATCGTTTCAATGTCTAAATCTCGTGGTATTTCTGAAGAAGAAGGACTCGCTAATTACGCCCGTGAGTTAGGCATTAACGAAGCTGATAAATTTACGGCTGAAAAGTTTAAGGAAACATTAAAGGCGCAAGCTCACAACATTATGTTCGAGCAACAGTCTATGGCGTTTGTCACAGCTAAGTCTAACCTTGACCAAGGCGTGATAAGTGAAGGTGACTTTCTTGAGGCAACAAAAGGGTTATTAACTACATTCACACAAAGGCAAGCGTTATTGTCTAAAGCTGGTACGGTCATGCGTACAGGGCAAGAAATAGACCCCGCCGCCATGGCTTTTAATAAAGAGTTAAGGTCAACCACTAAAGAGATATCAGATGTTCAAGCGTCTTATGGTGGAATGCTTGACGACCCAGAATCACTTAAAATTATCGGTACAAAACTAAATGATATTTTACAGCTTAATCATGCAGTGGGTGGTTCGGCTGATAAAATATATAAAAATATGCAAAAAGCATTTAAAAAATATGACCCTGAAAAACCAAAAGCAGTTACTGCTAGAGAAATAGCGAACTCATTTTCAACTGTCTATACAGCTAATCTTTTATCAGGTTTGACAACATTATCGCAGAATACATTAGGTTCTTTTGCTCAATTAAATGTGCAAGCTATGGACACAGTGTTTAAGGCTGGATATTCAAAAATAGCGGGGCGACAAGCAGGTGATGCTACATTTAGAGAGGCAGGTATTCAATTCCATAACCTTTATATGGGTCATGTTTACGCGGTTGGATTATCACTTCGCACAGCCGCTAATTATGCGACTGGCAAAGGTGGTGGCATGTTTACAAACAACATGGCAAATATTCCTGAAATGGCAAATTATCAGAAGCAGTCCATGATGCGGATGAATAAAGAGGACATGACGACAACTGGTAACACTGTTATTGAAAGAATTGCAAAGTCTAATATCGGTTATGTTGCGACTGGTAAACCTATTTTTGATATTATTCGGTTGCAGGACATTACAACAAAAAACGTAGGTGCTAAAATGCACCTGCATGGACGGTGGAATACTGCCCTATACACAGACGATGCGTTTAACCTTAAAGGTAATGCAACGGATGTTTTAGAAGCGCAGAAAATATTTAACAAAAAATTCCTTGATGGTGAAGATACATTCACCGCCGAGGAAATAAAACGTGCTGGTATAAAAGACCCTCTGCTCGCGTCACTTGAATTAAAGCGTTGGAGGTCACGCACAAGTGAGGATGCGGCTCAATTTGGTATTGAGGGTGCAATGCAACAAGGGCTTAACCCAGCAATGAAGCAATTACAGCACGTATTGCAAGATGTCATTCCATTCGCTGGTCGTGTGATGATTCCTTTCTTCCAAACACCAGTAAATATTATTAGTGACGCATTGCGCCGCGCACCTATGATACCGATTGGTGAAGACGGATCTATCGGATTACCGATACACCCAAGATTTTACAAAGACTTTATGAAAGGTGGCGCACACAGAGCAGACGCAGTTGCAAGACTAACTACAGGGGTAACAGTTATGGAGTTAGGAAGACAGCTTACAGAGCAAGGCGTTATGACAGCCGTTCCACATGACAAACTACAGGCCGCCACTCTTGACCAAGCGGTAGGAACACCAGCAGGGAGTGTTTTAATCAATAACCAACAATACAGCACTGCGGCTTTTGGCCCTATGGGTATATTATTAAATCTTGGATCACAGCAGGCGGCGTTTGATGCTAAGTATGGCGACAAAATGGCACACTTAAATGATGATGATGTCAATAAATTCACTGACCATATTTTATTTAACGCTTCGGGCGTTATGGAAGTTGTGCGTAATAATCCTTGGGCGCAAGGATTCGATACAATAGCAGAGTTTATTGAAACAAATTGGGAAGATGAAAATGCTGTTAAGAAATTACAAGAAGGTTTAGCCAAAACAGCAGGTAATCTTGTGCCGTATTCATCGTTACAGCGTCAAATAAGCAGTCACTTAATGGAAGAACAGAAACGTGCCAATGGTTTAAAAGAACAGTTTTTAAGCAGTTTTGCGCCTTACGAAAATCACACGTCATATAATACATTTGGCGAAGAACGTAAAACAAACTCCGACACAGTGTTACGGAATAAAAGTGCGGCGAATGATGAAACGATGATGTTGCTTTATATGTACTCTGGATTCGATGGCAGACCAGCTAAGTTCGATCAGACAGTTCAGGGGCGGAATGGTCAACCTAGCGTTAAAATCAATCTCAAGAAAGAGCAGTGGGATGATTTTAATAAATTTACCGCTGAAACAGGAATTAGAAAGCGACTTGATTCTTTTATTCGTTCTGATTTCGCTAAAATGAACGTGTCAACAGGAAACATTAAACGGAACAAATCCGAGGTTGAGGGTCAAATACGCAAATCAAGGCAATTTGCACTTCAAAGAGTAATTGAAAAATATCCTGATTTAGTGCAAGATATAACCGATAAGCAAAAAAAGAAATTTGCCAAGGATGCGGTAACACCAACAGCCCCTGCGGGCGGTAATAAAATGATTGAATTTATGGGGGGTATGTAATGCCGAGTATTGATATAAACAGCAACACGCCAAGACAACAATTCACAGCGACATCTGGACAAACCGTGTTTAATGTCAACTTTGTTATATTTAATCAGATTGATTGCAAAGTTTTTAATGAGAATGTTGAGATTGCAAACGGTGATTTTACAGTCACAAACTTATCCAATGAATCAGGCGCAACGATTACTCTTGATATAGGCGCGACAACTGGTGATGTAATTACTATTTTCAGAGAAACTGTTATCTCTCGTAATAGCCAGTATCAACAAGACGGTAGGTTTGATGCCGCACCATTGGAAAAAGATTTCGATACCATTACAACAGTATTGCAGGAGCTAAAGTTAGATATAGAAAGAAAGCTTGGCATTCCTGTTTCAGATGAAAACACAACAGATGTTATCACACTTTTGCAGGACGCAATAACAGGATCAACAGAAGCTCAAACCGCCGCAGAACTAGCAGAAACAGGCGCAGAAACAGCGGAAACAGGCGCGGTTAATGCACAAGCGTATGCACAGGATTGGGCGATAGAGGTTGAAGACACGCCTATAAGTGTTGCGGCTGGTGGTGATAATAGCACAACATTTTCCGCATTACATTGGGCGGCAAAAGCACAAGATGCCGTTAATGGGTTTAAAGTATCTTCCAACGACACCACACCAAGCGATTTAGAAACAAAATTATTGGTTGGCGCGGGTTTATCCCTATCTACGCAAAATGAAGGTGCGAATGAAACACGGACCATTAATCATGCCTTTGCAACACAAGCAGAAGCAGAAGCGGGAACGGCAACAGATAAACCAATGAATGCGTTGCGCACAAAACAGGCGATTGATGCGCTTGCGCCAAATGCGTTACCTGTTGGCACAACGATAATTTGGAATGACGACACACCCCCTGATGATTATTTAGAAGAAGATGGTTCGGCAATCTCACGTACAACATTTGCGGATTTGTTTTCGGTATTGGGTTCAACTTATGGTTCTGGTGATGGAACAACGACATTCAATTTACCTGATTTACGTGGCGAATTTATCCGCGGCTGGGATAATGGCGCGGGTGTTGATTCTGGGCGTAGTTTGGGCTCTTCACAAGCTGACGAATTTAAATCACACACGCACGGCGTTGAAGGAAACGTTGGTACTGGATCTGGTTTAGGTTTAGTCCCTGATGGAAGCACTATTTTTGTTCAAACTGAATCAAGCGGCGGTTCTGAAACGCGCCCTCGAAACATTGCAAAAATGTTCTGTATTAAATATCGGTAATGAAAGATTAAAAAAATGAAAATATATAATTATAACACTGATAATGGTGAGTTTTTAAGCGAAGGTTTGGCACGAGTAAACCCTTTGGAGGAAGGTAAATATTTACTTCCTGCAAATGCCACGTTCGACACCCCGATTGATAGTGAAGAAGGTAAGGCCGTTTGCTATATCGATGGTGAATGGGTGTTAGAAGATGATTATCGAGGTGAAACAGTTTATGATAATGAAGGCAATCCTTCTGTTGTTGATTATATCGGTGTAATAAAAGATGGTTTTGCGCTTGTAAATCCAATGGCGGATTCAATTTTGAGTGACTATATCCAAATATACAGAAAAGAGCGCGAAAGTGAGCCTGTGAGTAACGGGTCTGGGGATGATGAAATTACAGTTATTCCTAATTTAAGAACAATGTTTACCTTGGAAACACTTGATAATGCGGGTAACGGTGTAAGTGCTTATAGCGCGGAAAATGGGACTTTCGACATGACTGCAACACAAGTCACCAATTTAAACAATGCATGTAAATTGCATATTGCGAAATTATTTATCGCACAAGGCGCGGTTAAGTCGGCTCACACAACAACCCCATACACAACCATTGCGGCAATAGAAACGGCTTTTGACAATGCATATAATAGTTAAATCATTACCCCATGCTGATCTTGACCCTGTAAACGAACAAGGCGAATATTCTGTTGTTCGTGATTGGGTTTGCCGTTTGTGGATCAATGATGTGTTTAGAAAGTTTACAATTAAAGCGGGGTATATCGGTGACGGCGCAAGTGTCCCACGTGGGTTTAGATGGTTAATAGAGCGTGATGGCGTGCATCGTGAAAGTGCGCTATTGCATGATTATTTGTATGAATCAAAAAAATTCAAACGCAAAGAAACAGACCAGATATTTCGTGAATGTTTAAAATTTCAAGGACTTGCATCATGGAAAGTGTTTTTAATGTATAATGCGGTCCGTATTGGCGGGGGATTAGTCTGGTGATAGCGTCATTATATTTCATATCATATGTGATACATATTTATGCATTTATTCTAGGTTTAATGTGTATTAAGGCTGGGGAACAGGATTTCAAATCACTAACCGCACCTATAAGGTTTAAATGGTCAAAAATCCATTATGGCACAAGCCCTTTTTGTTTTTCTTGGACAAAAGCGGATGCGAAATATTGGGCTGTTAATATTGGAACAAGTGTTAATATTGTGTTTCTTGTTATTTTACCAATTTATTTATATAGTT